GTACACCATTGAATATACCACTGACTAGAGAATCTATTGAAAGATTTAAGTTAGAGTTTAATAGCCCCGATCCTATTGTTAAAGCTCAAGCTCGTGGTAAATTAGTAACAGCGAGTTTAGTTGCTTATACTTTAATGGATGCTATAGCTAACGGTAACGGATCAATAACCGGAGGTGGTCCTAGTGATGAAAGGAAAAAGAAAGCACTACAAGCGACTGGTTGGCAACCTTACAGTATTAAATGGGATGGTGTATATTATAGTTATCAAAGATTAGACCCATTAGCTACGCCTTTAGGAATTATTGCAGACATCGTAGAGACGGGTGTTAATGAAACAAAAGACTTTAATGAAAGTGATTTGGAGCACGCTACTCAATCTTTGATTATATCCTTAACTAGGAATGTTACTAACAAATCCTATTTAGCTGGTATACAAAGTTTTACAGATGCTTTATCCGATCCTGACCGTTTCGCCTCTAGATTCTTAAAAAACTTCTCGTCATCTTTTGTGCCTAATATTCTCTCACAAATGGCAGACAGCGATGAACAAGTAATGAGAGAATCGAGAAGTGTTATGGATGCAGTTAAAAAGAAGTTAGGAGCTAGAAGCGGTCTCGACGCTAAGAGGAATGTATTAGGTGAAGAGATAATGACCGAAACCTTATTAGATTCACCATTCCAAGCTTTAAATCCAATAGCTGTATCAACACAAAAGGACGACCCAATCCTAAATGAAATGGCAAGCTTGAATCACGCTTTTAGATTACCTCCTTCAAACTTAGGTGGTCAGATAGATTTGTTAGAATATAAAAATGAAAGCGGTCAATCTGCTTATGATAGACAACAGGATTTGTTAAAGAGTGTTAGAATAGGAGGACAAACCTTAAGACAATCATTAAATCGTTTAATTAAATCCAGAGATTACCAAAGATTATCACCAGAGTCTGAACCTGGATTAGAAAGTCCTAGGATTACTCAAATAAATAGCATCTTAACTAGGTACAGAAAAACAGCTAGAGATCAGATGTTAAAGGAGTTCCCTGAACTAGATAATCAATATGCAGCACTGACTTTAGCTAAGACTCGTTTTAAAACAGGGGTCTCACGAGAAGATGTGCTTGAACTCCTAACTCAATAGTTAATAATATATTATCATGGCAAACACCTATGTAGACTACACCGGAGCTGACGGAACCGGAACCGACGGTAAAGACTTTAACTTTTCTTTTGAATACCTCAGAGACGAACATGTCAAGGTCAAGGTAAACGATGTTATTGTAACAAACTACACAATCGTAACATCTCCTACTCCTACTAAGATTCGTTTTAACACGGCTCCGGCTGCTAGTGCTGAGATAAGAATTTATCGTGACAGCCGTGGTGATTTCTCCCCGCTTGTAGACTTTGTCGATGGTTCTGTACTTACTGAGAATGAACTGGATGAGTCGTACAAACACAACCTATTCGTAGCTCAAGAAGCATCAGAAGGTACTGGTAATGAGCTGCTTAACAAAAAAGGAGGAGCTAACTACGACGCTGAAGGTAACAAGATAATAAACCTTGGTACTCCCGGTGATTCTACTGACGCTGCTAACAAAGGTTATGTCGATCAAACAATAGACAACTCTATAGCTCTTGGTGGTAGTCCTGCTATTGTATCGCTTGGTGGGTACGATGTTACTGCACTTGGTTCGACACGGGCTAGAAGTCTTGCTACTCGGTTTGCTGACATTACTAATGTATTAGATTACGGAACAGATACTGATGCTATTCAAGCTGCTGTAGACGCTGCTGGTGTGGGAGGTACTGTACTGTTCCCAGCGGGTACTTATACGGTAACTACTAAAATCAATGTTAATAATCGTCAGATTTTTTTAGGCGAAAAGAACGCAGAAATAAACTGTGGTACTGCTGGTATTACAATGTTTGAGAGAAACGGAGAAGATGACGGTAGTAATGGTTCTCTTTGTTTTCGTAATCTTAGGTTTTTAGGTGAGGGTACTAGGTCGTCTAAAGCTATTTTTGTATCGCCTAATACACCTCATGTACTGATAGATAACTGTTACTTCAGGGACTTTTCGGAAGCTGTACATTTAATAGGCTCTTATATGAGTCGGATTGAAAGTTGCTCATTCAGTAACAATTATAAAGGCTTACATTTAGTAGGGGATTGTCACGCTTCAGGTGTACATTCTTCAATTTTTCATAATAAAGCGATACGAGGCGGGGCTACAAAATCTTACGGAATAGCTATTAATGGCGATGAGATTGGACAAGATAGCGGTGCTAAATCTCTGCATAATATCGTAATAGCTAATACAGCTTTACAAAACTCAGATTATGGATGTTGGGCTGAAAAGTGCGAGAATATATCCTTTGAAAACATTTACCACGAAGGTAACTATACGGCTGATATTCAATTAGGAGTAGACGACGGTAGTACAAATGTAAGAAATGTATTCGGAGCAGTATTGGATAGTGTTGAAACAAGCTCTCCCGTACAAAATAGAGCCACCAATAAAGGTTGTATAAATCTGGAACATGTATTCAGACCAAGGATTCGTAATGTTTTGTTTGCGAGTGGTATACCTACTAGTGGTACTTTGTTATATTTAGACGGATATACTCGATACGCTGAGATACAGATTTCTGAAATTACAGGGACTTACGGAAGGTCTGCTGGTAATTTTGAGGTAGGCAAAACTTATACAATTATAACCGCAGGAACCACCGATTTTACTTTGATAGGAGCTGCTAATAGTGATCCAGGCACTACATTTGTTGCTACAGGTGCAGGCACGGGAACGGGTGTGGCTCGTGGGGCAGAAACGCAACAGGATGCTATCTACATGAACGGTGATAGTAAGTTCCGTACTAAGGTGATTGAAGATGAAATTGAAATGTTCACCAATTCTAAAGGCGGTGAGTTTCATGGTGTAGGTTGGAGATCTGAAGCTTCTTCAAATACCAAAGGAGATTTCAATATATATCACGATCAACCGATTGGTGGTAGAAACGCATTAAATATAAAAGCTGCTGAAGGATCGGGAAATTTCGATATAAGACATTACTCAGGGTCTACAGGGCAAATACACAACTACATAGGTACTTCGCTTTTGACTGTTGCCGAAGCTTCAGCCTTTAGACCGGGAGATGATGGAGTTACAAATTTAGGTGCTATTAATAAAAGGTGGAATGTAGCATACGCCAAGGAAATTAATTTTGGGGACGGAGGGAGAATAATAACAGGGGAAGGGTCGCCTGAAGGTGTCATCGTGACTAGTCTCGGAGCTATTTATATTAATGTAGATGGTGGAACAGGCACTACTTTATATGTAAAGGAAACAGGAGATGGACTTTCAACAGGGTGGGTAGCTAAGTAACTAAAATGATCGACTCTCTATCTGGTCTTCTTAACACCGTATTAGCTGTTGGTTTAGCGGTTATCGGTTGGATTATTAAACGCTTGATCGAACGGTTAGACCTCGGTGAGAAACGGATGACACAGATAGAGGTAGAGTTAGCTGCTCAACGGGAAAGAGATATATCTGTTGAAGCACGCATAGCTAAGTTAGAGGAAGCAATTAAAGAAGTTCACAACAAACTAGATCGTATGATGGAGGTATTAGTAAAGAGATGAAACGAGGATTATACGCAAACATAAACAGAAGAAAGAAGCTAGGCATCAGTCGTAGTAAAAAGAAGTCTACTATATCTGCTAAAGCTTACGCTAATATGAAGCGTGGGTTTCCGAAGAAGTAACGATGCCTTACTCACAATACAGTCCTAAACAGAAACGCCTAGCTGCTGTAGCAGGTGATAAGAAAAAGATAACACAAGCTGACATCATTGCATTAAGAAGGCGTGGTGTTACCCTGAAGAGTCGCAATGGCAAAAAAGCGTAAAGGTGTATCGTTATCCCTCGGTAGAGGTGAGAAGTCCCGTAAGGGTGGGTTGACTGCTAAAGGCAGAGCTAAGTACAATCGTGCTACTGGTTCTAATCTGAAAGCTCCTCAACCTGGTGGTGGTCCTAGAAAGCGTTCCTTCTGTGCGAGGATGTCTGGAGTCAAGGGACCGATGAAGGATAGCAAAGGTAGACCTACTCGTAAAGCGTTAGCGTTGCGTAGATGGAAGTGTTAATATGCCACTGCGTCCTATAGTTCGACCACACCCACTGTCTGCTCAATACCGGACACTTAGTAATGTTGCCAGTAAAGGAGTAGCTGAAGCAGTCGCTACTACACAAGCAGCTAAAGCGATTACAGATTCTATTACTTCAGACCCTGACATTATCGGTCTAAGTGGTGGTAATGCTGCACTTAGTGACCCACAGATTGATTCGTTAGGAGCAAATGCTAGTAATAATTTA